TCTTTAAACTCGATAAAACTTACTTCTCTCGAATAACAATCTTGAACAATATCCCCTTCATAAATCTCCACACCGTGCACATCTTTAAATCCTGTGTATTGTAATAGTTTTACTTCATTGAAACTTTTATAACCTGTTGAAATCAAAATGTACCCACTATTAAAATCGATTTCGTCAATAATACTCATAACTTTTTTATCTTTATCCCAAGCTTTAAATTTCAACATCATTCTACCAACTCCCCATCTTTCCAAATCAATGTCATCGTCATGTCATCGTTTAAGATATAGAATGCTTTAGTAGGAAAAATATTGTCGTCTTCAAAACGTTCGTTCAAACTGATACCTTTGTGTAATGCGGATTTATAGACTCCTTCTTGAATCTCATATACCTCTAACAACCTATCAAACTTAGTCTCTTCCGTTACTTCTTTTTCAATATCAACTATGAAGGGGATATCAATTGGAATAAAACTTGACGTCGAACACTTATTTGTATTTGGATGAAAACGAACGAATCCATCACTAAATCCTGTTGAAAAAAATATTTTTCCTTGTGATAGATCCGGATTTTCTCGCGCCCATTTAATTAATTCATCTAATCTCATTTCTTTTTTAACTTTGATTTTCATTGTTATATCTCCTCTTGAACAGTAAATTTATCGTTAATTGATACATATCCAGTCACATTACATAAGATGCTATCAACATGAAAAGTCACAAAACAGTTGCGCTCAACATCATTTGAATAGAATCTTTTATTACCTGATAACTTGGGGTTATCCCAAGCCCATTGGATAAGTTCAGGTAAATTCATTTCTTTTTCAATTTTGATTTTCATTGTTTCCGCCCTTTTAAAATAAAGTTAGTTGCTTCTGTTCCTCATATTCCAAATCACTTTGCTTTATATATGTTTCAAGCTCTTCCGCTGTATCAAATGTCTTTTTCACACCTTGCCAACCTGGCACGATATGACCGTGAAAGTAATAAGTGCCATTTACTACATGAGTATGTGCCACTCGTTCGTTATCCTGATACAGATATCTTTTAGAGCCGAAAAATTGGTTTAAGCGTTCTTTACGTGCGCTATCTGTCATGGTCGTCACTCCTTTTAACAATTAGGCAGTCCAAACGACATGCATTCGTAATATAGTTCTTCATTCCTTATGCTTGTCTTATAGTTCTCAATCACATTGCTAACTTCTTTATGACTCATTGCTTTAACTTGTTCGTCTGTATATTTTTCGCAGTCTTCTAATTCCAGTTGCTCCTGTAATGACATTACGTAATCAACTTGTTTTTGCGTTGCCATCGTTACCCCTCCCACAAGTCAAACACTCTATCGACGTAAAACTTCGCCTTTGCTAAATCCTCATGACCATTCTTTAACGGTGCTCTAGACAAGTATTTGATTGCATTACCTATTGCGAATGCTAATTGTGGTGGATACTGTGCCGTAACTTGTTCGATGAAATCTATAATTTCAATGTCGCCGTATGTGTAATGCGCAGGTTGTTTAACATTGTCTTGTGTTTCATTCATATCTACTTTTCTGTTACTGATTATGCTCATTATGCTTCACTCCATTTCTTGAACATTTGGTTATAAGTGACATCGAACCAGTACGGATCACGTGAATGTTTTTGAGGCGTTCCATCATAAAGCCATGGTCTCAATCTTCTCTTTCTTTCTTCTTCATATTCCGCTCTCACATTTCGTTGGTATAGGTTCAAAATCGCTTTTTTTCTGATTTTTTCTCTCTCTTTTTCTTCATCTTTTATTTGACTCTTCATATATTCAACTTCATCTTTAGATTTTGAGTCTTTTCTTCCACACAATAATTCATCGCCGCGCATTTTATGTTTGTATCTGTATCTAAGAAGTTCTGGAGATATATGATATTTTTCTGAAACTTCTCTCAATGTCATTAGTTTTCCTTTGATACGCACTCTTATAACTTTTCTTCTAGCCATCATTCCACCTCTAAATCTAAAACCTTGATATTTATAACGTTATATTTTAATAGTTCACCTGGATTATTAAATAAATAGTCCGCCAAATTCTCTTTTTCTTTATCAATCTGATTGTAATTAACACTTTCGACTTCTGTAGGAATTCTAATGTCAACAGAAGCATTGATATAAGCTTGATGTTGCATTCAATCACACTCCTAATCCTTCATATAAAACGGAGAAGTAAATCCGTCACTATTCAAATTCAATCCTTTTGCCCAATCGACAGGCTTATTCATGATAGTTTCGATTTCCTTAAGTCCATTTGAACCTCTAGGTATTTCTACAATTACTTCATCATGGACATGTCCAACTATTTTAAAACCTGATGCTTCAAGCCTAGCTATAGAAATCGCAAGTAAATCCCTTGCAGTTGCTTGAACAATATTCTCGACTAACTTCCCACCATACGTTTTTAACTTTGACCATTTACGGTTAAGATCTAAGCCTATAAATTCAACAACTTGACTACCCCAACTATTTTCACCAACTGAAGCTTTTGGATAAGCTAAAGCTCTTCCACTAGGCAGTTCAATCATTAGAAAACCTTTTTTCATATAAAATCTAAGTCCATGCGTATGATGCGTCTTTCGGGATTTCACAGTATTAATTGCAGCCTCTTGGCAAGCCTTCCAAAAATTAACTATGTTAGGATTTGCGTTACGCCAACTATCAACTAAACCTTGTAATTCATTTTCTTCAATGCCCATTTCCAATGCACCCATCGCTTTTAAAGCTCCAGCGCCACCTTGATAACCTAAAGCTAATTCGGACACTTTTCCCTTTTGTCTGAGAGGGTCGCCTTTAGTTATGCTTTCTACCGGGACATTAAACATTTGAGAAGCCGATGCTTCATATATCTTTCCGTGTGTGTTGAACACATCTAAACGCCATTGTTCTTTTGCATACCATGCTATGACTCTTGCCTCTATTGCAGAAAAATCACTTACTGCTAGTTCATTACCTTCTTCAGCAGTAAATGTCGTCCTAACTAATTGACTTAATAAGTCTTGAGGATGAACATTGAGTAATAAATCTAAATCGTCAAAACGTTGTTCTTTAATAAGATCTCTTGCTATTTCTAATTCAGTATCTGAAATATAATGCTTTGTTAAATTCTGAAGTTGTACACCTCTACCTGCCCATCTTCCAGTACCGGCACCGTAAAATTGAAACAGACCTCTTACCCGTTCATCACTGCACATCATGTCATGCATTTTGTTGTATTTTTTCACACTGGTTTTAGACATTTGCAATCTAATTTCTAGCATTTTTTTAGCTTTTCCTGTTGCTTCTTTTAAGTACTCCTGAACCGTTTTCTTTTGTAAATTAGGTATATCTAATCCTTGGTCATCCTTTAACCAAGCCAATAATTGTGTAGGACTATTAGGATTTTCTAAACCTGTTATATGTTTAGCTTGATTAAGCAATTCTTCTTTACTCTGCTTATCGAGCACATTAGCTCCTAACATCAATGATTTAGAAAGCTTAATACCTCTGTCGTTTATATGTTGGTCAAAAACCCAATATGCTTGTTCAATTGCAGTTACTGGAAAGTCTTTAATTTTATGAGCAATCGTCATTTCTACTTCTACATCTCGAATACAGTAATCTATAAATTGTTGCCATTTTTCAAGATCATGTTCAGGCAAGTTTCTTGTTCTTCCTCCATTAACTTTTGTTGGTTTACAAGGTATAGAGAAATAACGAATTAAATTTTTACCTGCTTTATCTTTTTGGTTTTGTAGTCTTAAAACTTCTCCAACTTTATCAAGCGAAGCAGGTAAGCCAATACGCATTGAATTAACCATTGTGCAAATCCATTCTTCAGGTGGCATCTGTTTATTAAAATGTTTAGCAAGACAAGTTCTTTCGAAATTAGCATTGAATGCATACTTTTTTACAGCAGGGTCAAATAGAGCAATTTTAAACGTCTCATAATCAGCGTGGAAAGGCTCATTATCTACTTTAGTCATGTCAATCGCACTAATCGCTCCACCATCTATTGAATAAGCTATAATTAAGATTTCGAAATCTTCAGCTTCTGTATATTTATAGGCGCCACATTTCGAAATATCGTTACTGCTATATGTTTCAATATCTATATTCATAAATTTCAAATTCTTGACACCTCAATTTCTTTAAAATTAAAGTGGGGCTAAAAACCCCACCTATTGACTTATAAGAAATCCTCATCATCAGTGTCTAATTCATCGAAATCATCTTCTGCTGCACTTGCACCGCCAAGAGGTTCTCCTTTTTCTACAAGTTGAATGTTGTTCAATCCAACTGCGATACCCTTATTGCCATTTGTGTTGAATGGAAATAGATTGATTGAAGCTCTAATATAATCACCACTTACAACAGTTCCAGAATCCGTTAATCTAATTTTGTTTTGGTCAATAATACCAGGTGCTTGTTTGCTTGA